TTTGCAATTAATACCATTGCCTGTCCAGTTGGGTCTAGATCTTGCAAGATCGGTATTTAATCTGTCGGGTTTGATTAATGTTGTTCTAAAACTAACTTCATTATTTCTAAATGCTCTACTGCATTGTAGACTAGCGGCTTCTAAACTTTTTTTAGACACTCTGTAAGTTTCCCAATCTGGATTAGGAGAAACATTATCGTCACTTGCTATACTACCAATATTGAATATCCAACCTGTTTTATTTTTTTCTTTCCATTTTTGAAACATTTTAATTAAGAGTTGAGATTGTCCAAAGTTTGCCCATTCTTCTTGTGGTGGTCCATCAAATGCATTGTTTATAAACACATCATAATCTAAACTTTTATCTACTATACTATTAACATCTTTAGTAATATCAAATCCTGATTGTCTGCTTATAGAATCTGCACTTAAACTTGTTGCAAGTATCTTACCTAATCCTCTGTTGCCTCCAGTTATTAGTATTTTCATCTTATACTTCCTCCTTGATCCCAACATTTAGTAAAAGTTTGTCCACAAGTAAAAGCACATTCAAACAATCTACCTTTTTTAAAATCCGTTTGTTTCCAACTTTCTACAAGATCAGGCCAGAATTTGTTTTCAAATATTTCCTGCATTGAATTGTGTTGAATGCTTAAATTTTCTTTTCCATATTTTTGGTACATATCTATTATTTGATTATTATACTGCTTTTCTCCCAAAGGGTCAAATGATCCAGGGTCTTGATCTTCATGAAATCTTGCATCATATAGGTTGTGTTCAAAGAAATTGCAAGGCATTACAATACCTTCTGCTGTTACCACAACTTTATTACCTAACAAAGCATCGCAGGTAATATCAGTTTGTTTAAAATAGTCAATCATGGAGCCATATTTTTCTTTAATTTCATTTACTCTTTCAATACTATCGTTTCTATATTCTTGATTGTTTGGCATATCTAAATATCTAACAGTTTGACCCATACTATTTTTTACTGGCCATTGGTCCATTGGTTCAAGAGTTTTTTGATCAAAAAATCTACCAGTTTTACGTATTAAACATTCAAAGAAGTTATACTCTTTTGCTAGTTTTTTTACAGTTTCAATTTGATGTTCGTTGTGTTTAAAAACTATAAAGTTCCATTTAGCACGACCACCTGCATTAATAAAATTTCTAGCATTTTGTATTGCGTGTTCATACTTCACTCCTACTCTATATAAATGATTTGTATCTTCTAATCCGTCTATACCAAAGTCTATTTGTCCATAACCGTTCATAATTTTAGCAATTTCTTCCCAGAATCCGTCTTTACGTTTAGCACCATTGGTGTGTATGTACAACCATAGGTCAGATCGTTGTGATCTAAACCATTGTAATATTTCTAAAAACTGTGGATGTACAGATGCATCACCATAACTGCCACAAAAAAATATTTGTTTACATCTTTTGAGTATGTCTTTAGTGAAGGCTTTCTTAATCCATTCAAGGTCTAGATCAATTAATGGCATATGTGGATTAACTTTTCCACCATTTATGTTTCTAGGACATTGTGGACAAGCGGCATTACATCTTGTTGTTATTTCTATTTGCCATTCAGTGATTTCATTTAAATTAAAATTTATCATTTCCAGTTATCTATAACAAACTGATCTCCACAGTTAGCAGGGTTAGGTTCACCATGAAATACTGCTACTCTATTTTCAGGTATTATGTGTGCAGGCTTTTTAAAATACCATTTGCCAGATTTATTTCTTAATTTTGTATCTTTAAATCCAACCAATTCCCATTTATATGAACGTATCCAATCATCAGGCCAGTGTGTTATTTGATCTTTGCCTGCTTTCATTATCCAATCCTGATCTCCCCAATTTTGTCTCATTATTGATTGATAATTTTGAGTAAATTCTGTGTATAAGTGATTCATTGTACCTGGCTCCCACCGCATACAACTAGAATTTGATTGTTTCCATTCTTTTATTCTACATCTATTGAAATCTCTAATAATCATAAACTTGCCTGGATTGTGTGTAAAAAGTGGATCAATGTTATTATGAATTATAACGTCTAAATCAAAAAATAATACATTTCCTTTTAAGGGAAAGTCAGGACTGAACATCCATAATTTGCTCCACCAAGTTTTAATCCATGGATCGTTTGGTAGACTAATTGTGTTTATGTGTGCATCTAATCCTTTTGGATTTTCAGTAATACAATGAAATTCATAAGGTACTGTTGTATGTCTTTTAACCATATTGTAAAGAACATTAACATATTCTGGAACATATTTGTTACCCCATTTGACGCATACTACGTGATTCATATCCTTGTTTTAATCCTTCAATTTGTATTTGTTTCCAATTATCGCTTTCTAAAGTATAAGGAAATTTATTTTCCCAACTTTGCATTCCAATTACAGAAATACTGTCTATATTTAAATTGTTTTTCATCATGTCATAAACTTTTGTAAATGGTTTGTTTTGAAAAGCAAGTTTCATATCTACTTGTCCAATTTTAATATAACCTAAAGATAGTTTTGAATCTTTCCAATCATAATTATTTTCTTTTAACCATAAACGGAATTTATCCATTTCTTCTTTTTTCCATACGTCATTTTTTTCAGTAATAGTTGCTCCCCATTCTATATCAAATTCACCTGAATAATATTTTTGATGATTAATTGCAGAACACAAAGTATCAGTCATTTTTGGTGCATTTTCATCTCGAAAAACTTCGTATAATGTTTTGCCTACTTGTGACCAATGCAAATATACACCACCTATTTCTCTGTCATATCTGTTTTGTTTAAATAATTCATAATCTTCTTCGTGTAAATCATATCTAGGTGCATTTAAAAAAGTTGTAATTTGAGAAGGTCTCATCCATTCAGGCTCAATAACTTTTTTTCTGTATGCTTCAACCCAACTTTCAATTTCATGACAAATGTTATTCAGTTGTCTTATTGAGTATTTTGTATTAGTATCTGCTTGTTTATAGTAAGGCGATAGTCCCCATGCAGTACCTTGCAAGTCTTCGAAATATCTATGTAGTAGATTACAAGCATCATGTTTGAGTCGTAATCCTGGTTTTGTATGTTCCTTTCCGTCTTCAGTTTTACCCATCGGCAATCTATCTGAATATTGAAAGTCATCTACTGCAAATGGATGAATAAATTTGTAAGGTGGATCAAATTTGAAAGAATTTATTTGTGCAATATTGGTATTAAGTTCTCCAACAAGATATCTTAAATCTCTTTTAGAATCTGCCCAACCTAAAAAACAGAAGTTTTTTTCTAATATTCTTTTTTGTATTAAATTATCTTTTAGTGCTTTAAGAAATCTTTCTCCTAAAGGAGTGTCGTAAATGTGTACTCTTAATTGTTTATTATTAAGTTGAATTATTAAATTTTCAAATAATGTTTTATGTTCTACTGTAGATGGCACTGTTTGCTCCGTGTTCTCGAACTTCAACTGATTCCAGCCACTTTCTATCGTCATCTACTATTTTACTGACATAGTTGTAAATGTATTCAGCAAACTTTTCACAACCTACTGCTGGCATAACATTTAAATCCACTAAATCAAGTTCTTCAAGTCCTTTAAATGTTTCAATTTCTGGATCATCTTCAGCAATACAAAGTGTGTGATCAAAGTTTTTTTTCAACCATGCTTTTATATCTTTTAATCCGCCAAAATCTTGGACCCAATTTCTATCATCTAATTCTTTACAACCAAATTTTAATGTTACTGCAATAGCATAACCATGAATCCATTTACAATGAGAGTCTTTTGCTCTCCATTGTCTAAATGCACAACTTAATCCTTCGTTGTGGTCATAAGTTTTAGTTGAATAGTATGCCATTAATGTAATCTCTTATTGATATCGTCAATATCGAATCCCAATTCTTCTCCTTTTTCTCTTATTCTATCTGTGAGTTCGTTTGGAATATTTAATTCACCATCTACTATTGATTTTAAGAAATGGATTAGCACAGTAAATTCTGGTCTGTTTGCAACAGTTTCAGGATCAACGCCGTGTTTCTCCATTGCATTTAGCATCGCTTCTGAAACATCTACTAATGCTTTAATGCTTTGGCTATGTTTATCAAAATGTGACATTATGTTATTATACTTGGTTTAGGTGGAGTTTTAATTGCTGAAAATACTCTATCATACTCCTGTTTAATTTTTTCATTAATGTAAGCAATAGATGTGATCTTGTCTTTTGCAATATTAATAGGTTTGTTTTGTTCAGCAGTGGAAAAAAATGTTCCAAATGCTAGACCCTGTGGACCTTGCATCAAAACAAGTGCTTTCTCAATACTAATGTATGAGTCTGCTCCGCCTTTATATTTTGCAATTACTTCTTCTCCTGAAGCAAGTTTTAGAGTTATAAGATCTCCATCTTTTATATTTTCAAACATATAATACTATTATAAACTTTATTTAGATTTTGTCAATTGCTTATTGATCCATTTTGCCAAACCTTCGTATGATTCTTGGAATACGTGTTTATGTGCTTTCCATTCATCTGGCATTTTCCATTCTTCATGGTTTACCACAATCCATCTACAATCCGAATGTTCGAATAACTTGCCGAATTGATAAATCCAATAACTTGGATCAACCGGTCTTTTAATATAAGTGTAACCTTTTGAGCCTTTGTACATATTATTAACATTTTCTGGAGTTCTTTCTTTACCAAGTCCCCATAAATCCATTCCAATTAAAAATATTGCTTTAGGTTTGAAACTCATGCCAACTAGTGCGGCAAATTGTCCAGTACCCCAATGGAAAGGTTCGTCTTGTCTTTTATGTCCTTCGTATGGCAGGTCCGGAACTTTCTTTACATTAGGCCAAAAAGCAAATTGTTTATACCAATTTTCTCGAGTATAAATTGTAGTATTTTTACCACAAGTATTTGCGGCTTCTTGACACATATGGCGATCACAAGCAACAACATATTCTAAGTTATGATCACGGAAAATTGCATTACAACCCACCATGGTGGTAATACCTTTTAGTGGAGTTATATCAAATCCACGCCTACTCTCTCCATTGCCTATAACACTTACAAACTTGGTCATACTACTATTTAATCACCCCTTTAAACGCACACAGACGTCTTTTAACGCATGGTAAAAATGATTTATATGTTAGTGCTTTCATGGACTAAATTCTGTAATTTTTTAAGGAAAGAATCCTTTACTTTTTTTTTATCTTCTGAACTTATTAATTGAGTTAGTTTTGATAAATTTGAAAAGTATTGTTTAGGTGGATTTTGGTAAAATAATTTCCATGGTCCTTGGAAAAATAAGTGGTCTCCTTGAACAAATTTTGGACCTTGTTTTGCATAATGATATTTGGGTTTTTGTTTTCCATTAAAAATATTATTTTTAATGTCAACATCGTCAATATAAATTTTATTAATTTTTAAAAACTTATCTTTGGTAATTTTACCATTCTCAACTAAAGTATCAGATGGTTTTTTATCAGTAAGTTCAATGCTTAAAATTTGTTTTTTTCTTATATCATTTATTTGCATTTCTAATTTTTGGTTGTTTTCAATTCTATTGTGAAAAAATACTTTTTTATTCACACAAATTTTTACCATTGGATAATCATACTTGCCTTTATTACCATAAAGGTGTATTTTTAAGATAAATGGCTTTGCTCTGGTTGCGTCTGAATATTTGTTAATGTAATACCTTTTTTCCATGCCAAGTAACTTTCATGTTTTTTAAGAAGTGTTCCTAATTCTCTATCTGCACTTATTGTTGGCCAGTTTAATAAGTCACATACTTCTTGAGCAATAAGTCTACGTCTTAATCTTTTTTCCCAATCTAACCCAGGAACAACAGTTGATGTCCAACCCCAGTATCCGTCTTCACTTTTATCTCTTACAAAAACTTTTTCAGGGAATTTTTCTAATGGTATACCTTTATAAATGCTCATTGTGGTGTTTAAAGAAGTTCCGTGTATTGTTCCTGATGCAACATATTTTTGATGATCATAAAATAAATCTAAAGTTTCTTCAAAGTTTTTATCTGTTTCAGTAGGATAACCAATTAACATTTGATAAGAACAAGTAATATCATGTTTATCAAAATTTTCTATAAATTCGTCAGTATCTTCTCTTGTTACTCCTTTTCGCATATGTAAAAGTACATCATTTGAACCACTTTCTACTCCTAATGCCAAATTATATGCACCACTGTCTCGTGTTAATGCAAAATATTCTTTGCTTAAATTTTTACTTTTTCTAACAATATATTGTCCACCCCATGTTATTTTTGCGTTTGTTTTTTGATTAAAATTTGCAAGACTTTCAACCATTTGCATATAAACTTTTATATTTCCGTTGATTAGACTATCAGTAAAGAAAAAATCAGTAATTCCGTGGGTATTATAGATTGCTGTAATTTCTTCAATAATACTTTCGCTTGATCTCCATGTAAAAGATGGCCAATGTGCGTTAACATTACAAAAAGAACAATTACGAACACAACCTCTAGACCCTGTTATTTGCACGACCTTTTTGCCGTCATAGAATTTGTCATATAAACTTAAATCATAATCTTGATAATCAGGAACCCCTAGTTGATTTAAATTTTTTATTTGAGTTACTTTCCCATTAATACCTTCGAAATCTAAATTACCTTTTAATAAATTTTCACAGGCTAATTCACCTTCTCCCATTATGTAATAATCAATGTTATTTGTGATACTTTCTAACCATTCCTCTTCCACACCCATTCCCCCGATAAAAATTTTGGAATCATGTTTTTTATTCTTAAGTCTTGCTGTTAATATTTCGCAGGCTTTTCTACTATCAATAGAAAATACACTTAATCCTATAAACCTTGGATTATGCTCTAAAAGTTTGTCCACCCATATGTCTACAAGTTTGTTTATTTCGTCTAATAGTTCTTTTTGAAAGTTTATTTCTCCACTGTTGTTATGGAAAAATGCAGAAGCAGTTACTAAATCTTTTTTTTCAAAATATTCTTTTACTGTGATATTAAGATCAAAAGTTTTTACAGTAAATCCTTTGCTTTCAAGGTGTCCTTTTAAAACTGCTGGTGCCGCCGGTGGCAAATAATATTCAATAAAAGGTAATGAGGCAATAACGCAATCTAATCTTTTCATGGAATTAATATTCCTCTTCGTTAGCCACCAAATTCCAAACGGTTTTGTATTGATCCCAAGCCTTGCTTAATGTTGGATAACGTCTTCTTAATTTAATTGCTTCAATGCCAACCATTTCTGATTCTTCTTGTTCAGTTTCCGCATCTTTTGCGTATTGAGATTGTGATATTAATCTACCACGTGTACCATTTTTCTTTTGTACATATACAGTTTCGCCACCATCTGGTGAAATATATACTTCATCTCTTCTCTTTTTTCTTTTCATTTAAAATGCTACCTTGTATCCATTTTTAATTGCATCTTCGTATCGTTCATCTGCATCAGGAAGACCACAAGTTACTGTTTCTTTTGAGCCTTCACCGTATGCATAATAATATATTATCTCTGCCCATTGTCTTTTCCTATATATTGTGAAAGAAATACTGTCATCTCCTTTTACCAAAATATTAGTTTTTGCCTGCATTAATAATATTCTCTATGGTCGCCATTTGGATGAGACAATCTTATTCCATTATGATGCCCATTTTTGCTATCTCCGTTTTTTCTTGGTATAAAATGTACGTGTGGCCACATTATTGTTTGACCTGCACATCTTCCTCTATTTTGTCCTATATTAAACCCATCAATTTTTTTCTCTTCCATCCATTGTTCACCACAACGGTATGCTAATTTGTATGCTTCTCCAATATAGTCTGGTGTATTTTGTTTTGGAATAAAAAGTAAATGTCCATCAGTACAAGGATATAAATCTTTGAATACTGCTACTTGTTCAGTTTCATAAAAAGGTGTATCGTTGGCGTGCCAAGTAGATTCTTCGTAAGAATTAATTTGTTCTCTTGGTTTCTTGTATGTAGGTTTTGGCGATGGCATTGGTTTTAATGATTCCTATTCTAATATTACTAGAATTTGGCCTATATTTCAACCTAATTTGTTCCCACATTTTAGTTTTTGTTACACTTGGATTATGTTCAGTTACATTTAATAATTGAACTATTGCTTTTCTTACTTTTTCTGCTCCACCATGTTTTCTACAAGTATCAGATCTACCAATTTCCACAACTGTATCATTAATTTTAATTTTATATACACAACTCAACTTTACCCATTTGGTAATAGGATCTTTTCTGTGTTTTATTTTGTAATCTTTAACTGTATAAAGATCTCCTATGGAATACCATTTAGTATCTGACATTTTTTATACCTAATTGACTGTAAACTCTCTGAACTTTTTTTGCTTGGAAATAACAATCTTCTAATGCGTTGTGTAGTCCTGTTCTCTTTTCGTTTGGATCTCTTGGCACTAAACTAAACAGAGTTCTTGAGTCTCTAATTTGCCAATATTGCCACGGAACAGGATGTCCTAGTTGTTTGTATATATTTTGTAGTATTGCATAATCAAATAACGGGCCTTGGCACCAAAATACATCAACACCTACAGACCATTTGTTAATTGTTTTAACCATTTCGTTTAAATTAATTCTGTCTTTGTCACCTAGTGCTTCGTCTGATATTTCTGCTGGTTGTGTTGCCCACCAATCAATAGTTTCTTGCATTACATCTCTGCCCATAGCAGTTTGTGAATTAACATCAACTCTAAAATACATACCTTGTGATGGTTCTATAGAGTTATAAGGATCAAACTTAACACCACCTACTGTTAAAATTACTGCATTAGGGTTTGTGCTTAGAGTTTCCAAATCTATCATTGCATGAATCATAAATTACACCAATATCATTAATACTATACAAATTAATACTGCAACTAATATCCAAGATATATTATCTATGAATAAGTCTTTAATCCATTCCCACATCATATGTATTTCTCCGGTTTCTTAGGTTGAGGTTTTTGTTCTGCTAATGGATCATCAATTTCTTTTATTACTTTTACTTTACAATTAGGAAATCTATCTGCTATGTCTTCTCCAGTATCAGAGTAAACAAATGTATCAATTTTTTTCTCACTAGGAAATTTCAATTCTATTTTCCAACATTTAGTCATTGTTTTTATCGTGTTCTTCTATCCATTTTTCTATATTTTTTTCTGTAAAATATATTCCTGCAGGCCATAGCATTGGCTTTTCTTTTCTAACTTGTTCATTATTTTGGTAATCGTTTATTTTACGAAACAAGTAATTGGCCAGACTTGTAATATAGTTTGACATAGTAAAATTATACTATAGATTTGGTATTTGTCAACTGTGTATTGTACTACAGATTACACCACTTTTTAAAGTGTTCTGGTAAAAATGACAGGTCTATATTTCTCCTAGATGAAAATTCCTTTAAAAATTTAATGAAATTGTCATATTCACGTTTGGTATAAGTTTTATCCATTTGCTTTTTAATATCTTCAAACATTTTTCTGTCGGTAAAAATATCTTTATTGGCAATAAAATTTTCTTTAGACTTGTCATCTAATACGTGAGGCATTAGGAACCATCTATTAGTTATACCACCTATATTAATATTATGATTTGCATTAAAAAATTTATAAAAATTACTAAAATCCAAAATGCTTAGGTTGGAAATTGACGAAATGAAACTAACTTTGTATCCATGATCTGTGATTATCTTTATATTTTCCAAAAAACTATTCCAATCAACTCCATATCGAATTAACTCAAAAATTTTGCCTGTGGCCTCACCAGATACTTTAAATTCTATATTTTTATTATTGATCTTTCCTAAGATATCCTTGAGTCTTTTTTGGTTAACTCCCAACCCACTTATAATAGTGATAGACTTGTCTTCAACTTCTTGTAATAATGAAGTTAAATTATTATGTAAAAGTGGCTCACCACCTAGCACACTAATTTTTTCCAGGCCATTGGCCATTTTAATTTCTTTCAATAGCAGTTGGAAAAATTTTGTTTCTGATGACCTGGATTTTTGTTTTAATTTACTCCATAGTGTAGAAAAGTTGTCTTTGTCCAACTTGAATCCATCTAATTTATAAGACCCTTTTTTATGAATGTCGTTATGCCATGATGAACTCCACTCTGGTCCACAATACATACAGGTCATATTACAGTCCGTTGATAGAGATATTTGTAATTCTTTTAACTGTGCATTCGGGTCTGATATGTACTCTTCGGATTTGTTCAACTGTCTGTCACTTAACAAACCTTGCTCCTCATATTTGTAACAACCAAAGTGGCATGACTTACAAGACTTGTCTTCCAACATTAATCTACGATCCTCAACCATTGTATCAGTATGAAATAGTTTTCCAGGATTGTTCTTTAACCAATCTAGAGATATTCTTTCAGGCCATGCAATACAGCAGTTATAAAGTAGTCTGCTTTGGACATGAACCTGAAGATCGGTGAATTTTTTTGTACAATATAAACTCATACCAATATTTAATTGGTAAATTTTTTATGAAAAAATTAATTAAGCGTCAGGTTTATCTGTTTCAGGTGTGTATTGTAAATTTAAGTTCATTCCGTCTTCTAGATCTTTATAAAATTTATCAAACTGCATTTGAGTCATACAGTATATTTCACCAGACGAGTTTGGGTATGCTTCTTGCATATAAGAAGCAACAGATTTTGTATTTTGTAAACAAGCGGTTTCAGAGTCGTAGGGTATGTTCTCCCAAAGTGCTTGACAATTCGCACCAAAGCATATTATTATTACCATTATGAACTTCATACTCTCTCCTGACCAAAATTTATTTAAGTTGTTTGCTGAATGACTAAAGTGAGTGTTTATTTGCTAAACTTGTCAGTCATTTTGTTGATTAATTCGAAAGCAACCTTGACTTTTTCTTCAAGCACTTTAATTCGATAGTGTGCCTGTGCTAAAGTCACAATTAGCAATATAAAGGCCACAAAGATGGGCCATAATCTTGATATAACTAAAAGTAGTTCCGAATCCATTAACACTATTTATAATTCTATTTTTTTACCGTATAAACTTTGATTGGCTCTGTCTTACCTTTGACAGTAATGCTGTCGATATATTCAAAAGGAAATATATGTTCAATTCCTTTCATAGTATTCTCTGAAATTACCAAAGTTTGTCCTAAAGTTTTACTAGAACTTTCTAATCTAGAGGCTAAATTTACTGGATCACCTATTACAGAGTAATCAAATCTTTGATCAGAACCCATATTACCTACAAGTGCCTCACCTGTATTAATTCCTATGCCTATGTTAATGTTAGGTAGACTTTCTGCAGATAGTTCTGCATTTAATTTTACTAGTTCTGTTTGCATCTGTGACGCTGTCATTACTGCTAACATTTGATGATCTTTTACGTCAAGTGGTGCATTCCAAAATGCCATAATACAATCTCCCATAAATTTATCTATTGTACCACCGTTAGCAATTACAATATTAGTCATACGTGTTAAAAATCTT